GGACATTGTCGGTGTTGAAAAGAAAGTGGAAAAGTTGTCGGGACAACTGATAACAGTTGAAAATGAAATAAAGATATTGGAATTAAAAAAGATAGATATCGTGTATGTAACTTATCAAAAACTTGTAGCTAGAAGACAAGACGTTGAGAACGCACGAGCAAGAATAAAATTGAATTATGAACATGACATTCAAATTTGTAAAAATGCTGAAATGCTTGAATATGACTCTGCTTGCTCATACTGTGTTAAAAATGCAGGTAAAGTAGCAACCGAAGCTGAAGAAGCTAAAAAACGAATTGTTAAACTTAAAGAAGATGCAACCAATTTAAAAAAGGAAAATGAACTTATTGATGTACAAATTGGTGAATCTTCATGGGCTCATGGAGCTAATCTAAAACATATGGGCCTTCTCAAAAAACGAAATGACTTAAAAGATACAAAGTTACAATTTACTAATCAACTTAATTTATTACATCAATCTTTGGCAAAAATTGAAGAAGAAGTTAAGCTTCATGAAAAAAATATAGAATTATACAATAAAAGTAGTGAATCAATATTGATTAATGAAAAAATTAACAAACAAATCAATGATTACAAACGAGTTTTAGAAGAAACAGAATATTCTTACAAAGAAAAAAATAAAAGTGTCATGGATATCAATAGTAAAATTTCTGTATGTAAGAATCAAATTTCAGAAATCAATCGTAAAATTGACCAAATTAAAATTGTAGAACAAAAATATAAACTTTATGAAGTGTATTGTCAAGCTGTCAGTAGAGATGGAATTCCGTTCGGTGTAATCACAGCCACCGTTCCAGAAATTCAAAATGAAGTTAATAATATTTTGAGTCAAGTTACTGATTTTACATCGATATTTGAAACTGATGGCAAAAATGTAGTTCCCTATATTGTTTATAATGACAAAAAATGGTTGATGAGTTTAACTAGTGGGTTTGAAAAATTTGCTTTATCTTTAGCCATCCGCATAGCTTTGATAAATATTTCAAATTTACCAAGACCCAATTTTCTTATTATAGATGAAGGTTTTGGGGTATTGGATGCAGAGAATTTGGCCTCAATGCAAACGTTATTTTCTTATTTGAAGACTAATTTTGATTTTATCATAATAGTTTCGCATTTAGAATCTCTTCGTGATATAGTGGATAAACACATTGAAATAATTAAAGATAAGGGGTTTTCTAAAGTCAATTTCATTTAATGAGCCTATTTATAGGCATGGCATTAAATTTGTTAAATAGTTTTGGGGTTGGGGGAACGGATTATGGTCTATATACAATGCAGGCAGATGTGATTGATACACAATATCTTTCACAGTTTTTTGTTATTTCTGAATTTAATCCACAATTTACCGCTGGTAAAAATTCTTTTTCTTTTAATGGATCTACTTATCTTAAATCCGGTAGTCAAATTCTTATAGAATGTTTGGATTCTCAAGGCAATGCCCTTCATATTGAATTGGCACAATCTTCTAATGTTTCTTCTATAACTTATGCTTATAAGGAAGGAACATCCTATATTTTTTCTATATATGTTTTCGGTGATACATCAGATGGTGTTGGTAAAATAATTTTATATGGAACATTAATTGATGGAAGAACGGTAAAATGGATACAAAATATTACCATCAATAAAACTTTAAAAAATATTTCAAGAGTAAGATTTTATCGAACACCTGTGTTAGAAGTTGCGTCTGCTGAAGTTCCTGTTTTAAATTCTAGTATATCTACGGGGTTGGTGAGTAATGAACTGTTTACAGGAACAGTTCAGGGTTTAGCAATAAGTCCTCCAAAAGATACTAATTTATCTACAATTAATAAACGCAATACGAATATAGATTATAGATTGACATTGTTATCTCCTATTGTTACGGATACTACTCCTGACCCGAATGCTTTTAATTCGCAAATGGTGGGTGCTACCATCAATCTCAATATCAATACTATACAATCACCGTTATCTCAAACTAATATTCCCGTTTCTGCTACAGCATCTTACACTATTACCAGTGTTATAAACAATAGCACCATCCAAATTTCTACACCTTATTATTATAGTGACCAATATGGTAATAGTACGATAACTAATATAGTAAATGCAAACTTTTCAATTCAATATCCATTTATAGCATATAATAATGCTACATCCAGTTATCAAACAACAATTATAGGTGGAATTCCATACATTGTTCAGCAATCATATGCTGATATAACTTATAGAAATATTAGGACATTTTCAGGTTATGTGGCTCGTCATAAAGTGTATAGAAAAAGTTTATTATCTACTGCGGACTTTTCAATAGTTGCAGATGAACCTATTATTGCAAATGAATTACTAGAAGATGATATAACTCAAAATGCGTTTTATGATTTATTGGGTAAATTTTATAATGATGAACATATAGCTCGTTATTGGTTTACGAGTTCCAATAATATATCATTGATTCATTCTCCAAGTTTTGCTATTGATTCTATGTTTATATCTTCTCCATCATATACCAGTTTGTCAGGGAGCGATTATTTCATGGTTAAAAGTGATTCTGTAACAACGGATAAAAATGCTATTTATGTTCCCTTTGATATGAATCAGTTTTTGGAGGAATCGGGGTCTTCTTATGATTCAAATTTTATAGCTCTAAAAGCTAATGTTCAATATATTATAGAAGTTTCTGCAGTTGTAATAAAAAACCCATCAGAAACAACGGCTGGATTATCATTTTATTTTACCAGTTCAATTCCTACAGCTCAACAAGAACCTACTTATAATAATACTTTTGGTATCAATATTGCCAATTTAGTGGCTAATATTACTTCTTCACAAGTCAATTTTGACAATGTAATTGCTTTTTATACACCTCAAAATGATTTATTTGGGACATTGGTGATTGTACCAAGACTTTGCCAATCATATATTAAAAATATTTCATTTAGGGTTTATGGTGATGATGGATTTTCACCTGATGTGTTTGTTACACAGATTCCTTGGCCTATTTCTGTAGCTAATGAATGCTTTGATATTAAAGCTGAACTATTTGATATCAATAATAGTTTAGTTTATTCAGATTTGGAGACATTGCAAAGTTTTGACCCATCAGGTAGCACATTGATACCATATATACCGGGGGGAGGGGGTTATCAAAATTTAGTTGTTACAGGAAGTTTGTTTGTACCAAACTTACCAGCAAGACCCGGTGGTTCTGCTATAAGCCAAAGTAGAGTGTTATCGGTTAGAGCTGATGGTGCTATTGTTTTTGACCCGATTGTTGATATTACTTATGATAATACATATTTGTATTTAACTTTAGATAATTCATCTAATAGACTGGATACATTACACATTTCTACAAAAAGGTCATTGGTTTCTGAATATGATTCATTAGCAGGGAGAAAAATTTATTGGTCAGGTAGTACTAAAATAATTGAAACCAGTCCATAAAGACTTTATTTATAAATATTATGAAAATTTTTTGTAAACTATGTAATATAAAAGGAATATATTATGGCTAGACGAAAATGGAATTATGAAACTATACAGCAAGTATTAGATGGTGAAAATCCATTTATTCAGGTTGGTTATGAACCAAATATTTCTCAAAGAAAAGAAGGCGAGATATGGAAAGACTCCAGAGGAAATAAATGGCAAAAAAAGAATGGATATAAAGTTCAATTAAGTTCAACTGACACCCCAATACTTGACAAACTTAACGAATTATCTCGATGTTCTATTTGTGGCACAAATGTTAGAGCATATGGAGATAGGCTAGACCAGAAAGTATTTCCAAGAACAGGCAAATGTTATGATTGTCTTCAAATAGAAGAAATGGATTATCGTATCAATGGACAGTGGAAAAATTATGAAAAGATGAAATTGCTTAAGAATAAACAAGGTGTGTTAGAAGATTTTAAAGAAAAAGTTATAGACTCAATCAACTTTCTTAAAAATGATTCAGGTAAAATGGGTGATGTTTTATCTAATGGTGAAATAATGACTTGGACAGGTAAATGTAATCCACAATGGTTGAAAGCCGCAGAGGAAGACTTGATAAAAGTCAACGGAGAATTAGAAAAAATGGAAAAAGAAATAACTACACTTGAATCTGAATTGAAAAAATAATATGGTAAATCAACCTACATTAAGAGATATAATAAAAGAAGAGACAAAGAAGTGCATGGAAGACCCTGCATATTTCATGCGAAAATATGTAAAAATACAGCATCCAACGAGAGGAACTATACTTTTTGATTTATATCCATTTCAAGAAGACACACTTAAGGAGTTTGATTTACACCGATATATTCTTATACTTAAATCAAGACAATTGGGTATCACCACTTTAATTGCAGCATATTCTTTATGGATGTCCATTTTTAATAGTGATAAAAATATTTTAATTATTTCAATAAAACAGGAAGTTTCAAAGGAAATTATCACCAAAGTTCGTTTTGCTAATGAGCATTTGCCATCGTGGTTAAAAGTAAAGGAAACCACAAATAATTATATGTCTCTTAGATTTGCAAATGGTTCTCAGGTTGCAGCTACGTCATCAGCTAAGGATGCTGGTCGTTCAAAAGCATTGTCTCTTTTGATTATTGATGAAGCAGCTTTTATTGAAGAGAGTGAAACTATATGGGCATCATCTTATAATACCTTATCAACCGGTGGTAAAGCTATTGTTCTTTCAACCCCGAATGGTGTTGGTAATTGGTTTCATAAAATGTGGGTGGATGCCGAAAGGAAGAAAAACGATTTTAAAACATTGAGACTTTCGTGGAATCTTCACCCAGAACGTGACCAAAAATGGAGAGATGAGCAAACCAAACAACTTGGTGCTAAACTTGCTAGTCAGGAATGTGATGGAGATTTTCTATCATCAGGAGCAAACGTTGTAGATTTAATAACACTTAAATGGTACGAAGAAAATCCAGAAATGGTAAGAGATAGGAAAGAAGCAAGAAGTGGAGAAGCTTTATGGATATTTGAAGAACCAATGCAAGGCAAAGATTATCTTGTATGTGCTGACGTAGCTCGTGGTGATGGGTCTGATTTTTCTGCAGCTCATGTGTTTGATATAGAAACCTTGGAACAAGTTGTAGAATTTCAAGACCAAATAGGTACAAGAGAATTTGGCAATATGTTAGTGTATCTAGCTACCGAATATAATGATGCACTTCTGATTGTTGAACGTGAAAATATTGGTTGGGCCGTTCTTCAACAAATTATTGACCGCCAATATAAAAATACATTTTATTCTAATACTAATGACCCGAAGATAGCAGATGTCTATCATAATATGTCAAATAGATATAATCGTGATGAAGCTAAATTACTTCCGGGATTTTCTACAACAATTAAAACAAGACCATTATTAGTTTCAAAGATAGAGGAATATTTTAGAGAAAAGTTGGTTATTATTCATTCTATCAGATTGATTAATGAATTAAAAACTTTTATTTGGGAAAATGGAAAGGCACAAGCAGCTCAAAATTATAATGATGATTTAGTTTTGGCATTGGGTATGGGATTGTGGGTAAGAGATACAGCTTTAAGACTTAGAAATGAAAAAATGGTTTTAACAAAAAATATGTTAGATAAAATACACATCAATAAAAATGAAGATAGAACTCCCATTTATACTGCTAAAGTCCAATCAACAGGTCGTGACCAATGGCAAATGAAATTTGGTAAAAGACCGGGTGATGTTGAATCCTTAACTTGGTTATTACGATAAATTGAACATATTTATGTATTATGACAAAAGATAACACGTTAGTATTGATAAGCCCATATTCTAAATCTAAAATCACTTTAGAATGTTTGGAAGATATTGAGAAATTTCACGGTAAAGATGCATTAAAAGATTCTTTATATGAATTATATCAATCTGTGATAAATCCTGAAAAATTTGGGATGACTTTAGAAGTTAAAAAAGAATTAAAAATTACATTGAAATAATAAAAGGATAATATGCCTGATTCACCTCTAAGACCAGAAGTAAGAGTAGATAATGACGAAGTTGACATAAAGCAAAAGTCTTTATTTGCGCGTTTAAAGAAGTTGTTTTCTTCAGGCGTTGTAGTTCGTAACGTTGGTGGTAAAAAACTTAAAGTAAAGGATACCAGCGATTTGATGTACGCAACTGATAGAAACAGTTTGCGTGACCGTTTTAATCGTGTTCGTTCTACAGCTTATAATGCTTACACTAGAGATTTTTCTCTAGCTTACCAAGCAGCTCGTATTGACCTTTTTAGAGATTATGATACGATGGATATGGACCCTATTATCGCATCAGCTTTGGATATTTACGCAGATGAATCGTTAACTGTTAATGAATTGGGAAAAATTTTAGTTGTTCATGCTGAAGATGAAAATATAAAGGGTATTCTTACTAATCTTTTTTATGATGTTCTAAATATTGAACATAATCTTTGGTCTTGGACAAGGAATATGGCTAAATATGGTGATTTTTACATGCGCTTATATATTTCGCCTGAATATGGTGTTTATCAGATTGAACCAATTTCTTCCTATAATGTTGAACGGCTTGAAAATACAGACCCACTTAATAAAAATTATGTAAAGTTTCAAATAAGACCAACCGATACGTCACAAGTTGAAACATTGGAATTTTTTGAGTGTGCTCATTTTAGATTACTTTCTGATTCAAACTTCCTTCCTTATGGTAAAGCTATGATTGAAGGAGCACGCCGTGTTTGGAAGCAATTATCTTTAATGGAAGACGCTATGTTGATTAATCGTATTATGCGTGCTCCAGAAAGACGTATTTTCAAGTTGGATGTAGGTAACATTCCTCCACAAGATATTGATTCTTTTATAGAAAAGCAGGTAACTAAGTTAAAGAGAGTTCCATATGTTGACCCTCAAACAGGAGATTATAATCTCAGATTTAATCTTCAAAATATGACGGAAGACTATATTTTGCCTGTTCGTGGTAGTGATAGTGGAACTTCTATTGAAACTTTGAGTGGTATAGAATGGACGGGTATTGATGATATTCAATATTTACGTAACAAATTAATGGCAGCATTAAAGATTCCTAAAGCTTTCTTAGGTTATGAAGAAGAACTTTCAGGTAAAGCTACATTAGCATCAGAAGATGTAAGATTTGCTAGAACTATTCAACGTATTCAAAGAGTTCTTATATCAGAACTTGAAAAAATTGCTATTGTTCATTTGTATTCACAAGGATATCGTGATGAAAGTTTGGTAAATTTTAAACTTGAACTTACTAATCCATCAACGATTTTTGAGAAGGAAAAGATTGAAGTTTGGGGAAATAAAACGGAATTGGCTAAAAATATGATGGAAGCTAAATTATTTTCTAAGCAATGGATTTACAAAAACGTCTTTAATTTGTCCAAAGATGATTCAGAAGAATTACTTGACCAGATTGTTGAGGATTCCAAACAGGTGTGGAGATTTAAATCCATTGAAGAAGAGGGTAATGACCCTGCTAAACCATTTCAGAAAATTAATCCAAAAGCTGAAGGTCTTCCACCGGGTGGTGGAGGATTGCCTGAATTGGGCGGCGGCGGATTACCTGAACTAGGCGGAGCTGGTGTCGGTGGATTACCTGAACTGGGACCTCCAGTAGGAGGCGGTGGAGCTGGCGTATTACCACCGTTACAAGAAGCAAAGATTAAAGGAGATACTAATTATGCTAAATGGAATCAAATGGCTATCAATAATACTGGAAGTATAGAAGAGGAACATGGTGAACATGCTGAAGATTATGAAAGGCCGTCGCAAGAAGGGGAACATGATGCTCGCAAACAACACCGTTTTGGAGAAGACCCCCTCGGTGATTTGGAAAATAAAAGAAAACCGAGAAAAAGTAGTAATTCTCTGACACCAAAATGGGCAAAGAATTCTCCATTCAGTCTTGAAACACTTCAAAGAAGTAGTTTGATTAAGAATCTTAACTCTTATTTGGATAAATCAAAAAGAGAAAAAAAGGAATTAATTAAGGAAGCAACGACAACAGGAAGCAAGTCAATGCTTGATGAAGATAACATAATTGATGAATAATGAAATAATACATTTTCATATGTTCACATCATATTTATAAATAAGTGTAAAGGTTGAATATATGCCTAAGAAAATGCGCCACTCAAAGTTTAGAAATACAGGTATTTTGTTTGAATTGTTGACACGACAAGTGACAGCAGATATTATTGCTGGTAAAGATGAGTCGGAAGCTAAAGATTTACTTTTTAAATACTTTAAAGAAAACACCGAATTGGGCCGAGAATGGCGTCTTTATAATTTTCTTTTGTCTGAAAAAATCAAGGATGAGCACCATGCGGATAGATTTTTGTCGGTTATTGTAGAACAACGAAAAAAACTTAGTAACGCTAAATTAGCGAGGGAAAAATACGAATTAATTAAGGAAATTAAGGAACTTTATCCAATTAACGATTTTTTAAAAGCAAATATTAAAAATTATAGGACTTTAGCTTCCATATTCAAACTATTTGAAGATGATTCTTCCAAAGATTTGAAATTTGATGCAAAAGAAGTTTATCAAGCAAAAACGTGTATTATTGAAAACATTGTTGATAGACCGAAGAAATCTGGTGAAGAGGATATTCTTAAGTTTTATGCACAACAAAATGAAGATGTTCGTCTTTTATCTTATCGTATATTGGTCGAAGGTATGAATAAGAAATATAAAGATTTAGATGAAAATCAAAAGAATGTTCTTCGTGAATATATTAACAATATTTCCAATACTAATTCGCTTGGTGAATATATTGTAAAAGAAGTGGATAATGTAAAGAAACAATTGTGTGAATTATCATCAAAAATTAAGGATAATGATGTAATAAGAATAAAAATCAACGAAGTTGTTCGTCAACTGAATAAAGTAAAACCATTACCAAATAAAATAGTAAAGGATAATCAAGTTATGGTTGTTTTACTTTCTTATGAACTTTTGAAAGAAATTAAAAATCAACTTTAAAAAAAGTGAAAAAATCTCAATTCCAATCATTGATTAAAAATGTGGTTGAAGAACAATTAGGACGATGGGTTTCTCCTAGTGAGTTAAATAAACAAACACCACAACAGAAGGGAGTTGTGCAATATTTGGAAAAACTTAATTATCGTGTTACATCCACAATGCCTGCAGATACAACAGGTAAAACTGTAATAGTTATTATGGATAAATCGGGTGGAAAATATGGCCATGAAGAAGCATTAGTAAATCCTAATGGTTCTGTGACTGGAAAGGCTGCATCTGATATTCCTATGAGCCTTACGGGTGGAGGTTTAGATTTTTCTATTGTTGAAAAAAAATTACATCTTAAATTTCGGATTAAAAATATGGTAGAAAAAGCTATATTGAATGAGATACTTGGTGTTGGTCCAGATATTCATCAAGCTACAATAACTCAGAAACGAGCTATTAACACATTGAAAAAAATAGGATTTATTCTTAGAAATACTTATCCAACATCAGATGGCGTAGGTATAATTCTCATAAGACATAAAGGGAAGCTTGGTAGTCCAGTAACAAGAGTTGCAAATATAAAACCAGATGGAAGTATTAATGAGCCACATATAAATCTTAGTAAATATCTTAGTTTTGTTGGTGGTGGCGCTGGAGGTTCTGAACGTGGAGTTTCTTTACATGAATTGAGTAAACAAACATCATCACAAACAAGAGCAGTTAATCATTTTGAAAGGAGAGGGTATCATATAAAATCTACGTCGCCTATAAGTGACAGAACTATAAATGTTATTATGACTAAATCGGGTGGTAGATTTGCCAGTGATGAAGTAATAATTGGACCAGATGGTTCTGTAAATGGAAAAGTATCTGCTACTCCTATTATTCATGAAAAAATGACTACGAGAGCCGACTTAGCAGCTGATGTGGGTCTTGGTGGCACAATGAAAGCTGTGAACGTTGCAGAAGAAAATGAGGAAAGAACATGCGACTGTGGTAGTGGATTACCTAGTAAATGGGAACGTGATGGTCAGGGTATTCCTTTGGTAAGAGCGTGTGATAAATGTAGAAAGCAGAAACTATCAAAATATCGTCCAGAAATTCTTAGACCATATACTCAAGCAGATGTGGATGAACCGATTGAACCAGAAGATTATGAGGAACAAATGGGTGCAGTTGGTGGATATGCTACTCCATATGTGTTTAAAAAGAAAATAAGAGAAAAAATCGGTCCTGATGGAAAGTATCAAGATGATATGGAAAGTGGTGTTAGGTCAAAAAGAATTTCTGGTCTTTCTGAAATTGGTGTAGGTTTGACTACGGCTGCCGCAGTAGGGGGTATTGCTTTTATTTATATGTTATTAAACCGTATAATTAACCGTGGTTCTAACATTTACGCTGGTGGTGGTGAGTGGGAGAAAATAGAGATAACACAAGATAACATAAATATGATGCTTGATTTGATAAAAGCACATAATCCAAGACTAAAAGATGCAGATATTGAATTTGTTAAAAATCAAATTATGAATGAAATAAAGGGTGGTACAGTAAAAACCGTGGGAGATTTAAAAAAATATTTAAAAGCAAGAGAATTGGAATCGAGAAAAAAATTAGAAGAAATACATAGGTCAGGACTCCATAGGTTAGGAATGGATTATTCTATAATTAAAAAAGTAAGAAATGCAGCTTCTAGATTTTTTAAGGTCCCTGTAGGAAATATTGAAAATATTAAAGTATTATATAAAATTACTCCTACTGATATTGTGTTTGAAATTATTTTGGGGCCACCAAGATGGGAAAGAAAATTTATAAGATTTCATGGTATAAATAATCCTTTTGAAGTATGGGATGAAGAGCAAGAGAAATTTGTACCAACTCTTAAAACAGTTAGAAATTTTCCTCCAGAGGAAGAAGAAAATATTCAGGAAATGACAGCAACGGGTGCTATAGCTGGATATGCTACACCATTTGCATTTTCTAAAAAGAAAAGTGGTAGTCAAAGAGCATTAGATGTAACTAAAAAGTTAGGATTTAAAGTAGTAGAAAGTATTTTAGAGAAGGTGAAGTAATATGAGTAAGAAAATTAAATTAAGAAATTTGTTGAATTTAACTGAACAGGCTCCACAGCCACCAATGGCAAGCCCGGCTACTCCTGTGCCTGCTCCTGTTCTTCCCGCAGGTATGAGCGCAGGCGGTGCTGCGGCAGAAGAGGTACCACCAACCCCTCCACCTGCAGAAACATCACCTGAACCGGAAGACCCATCGGAATATGATTTCACTCGTGATTTTAGGGCATTTGAGGATAAAAAGAACAAGGCTGAATCTGATGCTAAGAAGGTTCTTTTGGATAAAATGAACAAAAGACTTTTGAACAAAACTGTTGTTGCTAATGCTTCACGCGGTTATGGACAACCAAAAACCGATTACACTATAGAAAATATTAAGAAAATTAGTGTAGAATTTTGGTATAAGGATTATGTGGTGATAGCAACCGACCAAAATGATAAGAAATACTTTTTAACTCCGGGTATAAATATTAAAATTGAAAGTGAAGGTTCTCAACCTGCTCCGGGTGCAGAAGAAAAACCAATAGCAGGTCCAGAAGTTCCACCACAAGAACAACCAGCGGAACAACCACCAAAAGCTGGTGATGAAGAAGAACCAAATGTAGCATCTCCATCAGCACCCTCACCAGAAGAACAACCACCACAGGCTGTTCCAATGGTTCCTACTCAAGAGCCAGCACCAATGGCTCCACAACAAACGGTGCCAAAACAAGCACCAGCTCCAGCAGAGCCATCGCTGGCAGAACCAGAACCGGAGATTCCACATCGTAAAAAGAAAAAGAAACTTCCACCTGTAGCTGAATGGATTCAAAAAGATTTAAATATATTTCTTGTAGAATTTATGTCTGATAGTATAAAAGATGAAAATGGAAAAGTTAATTTTCTTCCTTATATAAAGAAAACATCAAAAATATTAGCTGAAAATGTAAATACTACCAAAATCAAGTACCAGTTATTGATTCCTGAAAATCATATGATAAATAATATAGATAACAGAGATATAAAATTGGCTGCAATTGATGCTATGAGACGACAAACGTATTATGGCCAATATTCGAAAGGTTCGGTTGATATAGTTAAAAATGGTAGATATTATCTCTTGGAATATGTTAAAGAGATAGGATGGAACGTTTAATATGAATACTAAACAATTATTAGTTGATTGTATAACCTTTGAATTTATCAAAGATAATCTCTTTGAAGAAGCTATTCGTACTGATGGAAGACGATTGGTTGTCAAGGGTATTTTACAACGAGCAAATATAAAAAATCAAAACGGTAGGCTATATAAGAAAGATGTACTTTTTCGTGAATCAAAAAAATATGAGGAAAACTTTGTAAAAGAAAGAAGAGCATTGGGAGAACTTGACCATCCAGAAAGCTCAGTTGTAAACTTACAAAATGTGTCTCATAATGTTGTAGAATTACATTGGGAAGGTGATGACCTTATGGGAACTGTTGAAGTTTTACCTACTCCAAATGGAAATATTTTAAAGGAATTATTTAAAGCCAATATTCGACTTGGAATTTCCAGTCGTGGATTGGGAACAGTCAATAAAAGTATAAATGAAGATGCAGATGTGGTTCAAGATGATTTTGAACTTATAGCGTTTGATTTTGTATCAAATCCTAGTACAAGGGGCGCCTTCATGTTTCCATCGGGTACTCTTCAGGAAGGTGTTAAAACCACTATTCAAAATCCAATTACCCAAAAATGGGAAAGGGTTGAGAATATTGTAAGAGATATTTTAACTGAAATTGAATAATTATATGAAAAATAAAATACATGAAATAATAGCAAAACCAACTAAGTCTAGTACTTCAGCGCCATTAGGATTTAAATCCACTGTTTCAGTACCGGGGAGAGCTAAAGAAACTATTCAAACTATTTTGGATAACATTGGCTATAATCCACGAACATTGTCACATCAAGATGCTATACGGTTGCTTGAAAAGATTAAAGTTATTTTACAAGACCTTATAACTACAAAAAACGTTGAAGAAGAATCAAAATATCCTATATTTGAAAATGTTAGTGGAAATACTTTCAAATTAAAGTAATAATAGATGAAGAAATCACAATTAAAATTGATAATTTCAGAAATTATAAAGCAGGCAAAATTACTTGAAAATGGGTTATCTCGTAATTGTACTGCTAATGATATTACATGGAAAGGAAAAAAAGGATATCAATGTTTAAATTGTGGTGCATGGGCTGAACATTCTTGGGATATTAAACATAAAAAACAAAATCCATTAGAAAAACCAAAATTTTTTGAAAATGATTTGAATGAAGCAATATCTCCAAAAAGTGTTGCTACAATTGAAAAATGGCGAAAAGAAGTCGGAGATAGACAAACTGGTGTAAAATTAATAGATACCGTTTTAGAAAGAAGACTTGGATTATTATCAGCAGATTTAGCTGATACTGCTATATTTGCAAATGGATTGGATGCAATAGAAGAAGTGTTAAAGGAGAATAATTATGAAGCTGCTATTCGTCAAGCTATAGAAACTGCTAGGGAAATGATAGAGGATGAAGGTGGGGCAGGAATATGGGAAGAATACAGAAAATTACAAGAAGCTCAAGGATGGGCAGGTGCAGATGATAGATGGATTTCACACCCTATAACAAAAAAGGAACCAAAATATTATAAAGAATATGGTGTAACATATTGTCATATTGACCTAAAAAAAGAAAAGTGTCCTCCGGGTATGAAAATTTTCCCCTACACAGAAGAACATGTTCCTACAAAGAAAAAATTTCCAAGACAAATATGTTGTTATAATGAAAATGATTTTCGCAAATTATTAGGGCATTGGAATACAGCAGTGTGGAAATACGAACCAACTAGTTCAATGTTACAAGAGAAAGTAAATAGGTCAGAATTAAAATTTATTATTAAAGAAATTGTCAGAGAAATTTATTCTGAACAATTTCGACAAGATGAAATTAGTAATAAATGGAAAGCATTAGCAAGCGCCGCTTTGGTTGGATATGCTGGATTGCATACTCCTTTTGGAACAAAAACCGCTCAACATTGGAGTCAAACACCTGCTGGACAACAAATTGTAATGACGGCTAGACAAATGTGGAATCAAGTACCACCAGCTCAACGAACAGCAGAAAAGGCTAAACAAATATGGGGTCAAATAATAAAACCGGGTCATATTGATATGCCCAATCCAAACGAACCATTACCATCAGAAAAAGGTATGAGTCCTTGGGATTTAGCTGGTAAATATACTGCAAGAAATGTGGACCTTACTCAAAAATTACAACCGTTTGTTAAACGTTATCTACCTCCTGTTAGTTCAAAGAATCCTTCTTAATATATTCAAAATATTCAGTTTAACATTAATTGCCGTTAAATGGATAAGATTTATCTTTTCATTGACAATCCGCGAATTTTGTGGTATTATATTTTTATTATGAAAATTGAATTCTATAGAATAGCAGAACCTTATGGAGATTTTTCCAATTTTTCAAGACATCCAATTGTTTTGAAAGGTAAAGTGTGGCCTACTACAGAGCATTATTTCCAATCACAGAAATTCGCTGGAACTGAACACGAAGAAGATGTAAGGCTTGCCAAAGGCCCGCGAGCGGCTGCTGAAATAGGACGTGACAGGAATCGTCCTTTAAGAGTTGATTGGGAACAAGTCAAAGAAAGCATTATGAAAGATGCTTTATTAGCTAAAATTGCACAATATCCTAAAATTAAGGAGCTTTTACTTTCTACTGGAGATGCAGAAATTGTTGAACATAGTTTCAAGGATAGATATTGGGCTGATGGTGGTGATGGTTCTGGAAAAAACAGATTGGGTATTCTTTGGATGGAAATAAGAAAAGAGTTACAAGATGAAAAGAACCGAACGGCTCCGCAAGGAAGCTGAAAAAACGATGGAAAAAATTCGCCTAATTGCGAGACATATTCGCAATGTGGAAGATAATTGCGTAATATTAGCAGAAAAATTATTGGCTTTGGGTGAAGTGGAATTAGCTAGAAATTTGGTTGCTAATGGAATGGTACACGATGCATCTAAATTTTTTGGTATAGAGTGGGAATATCTTTCTCTTGGAAATCCTGTAGAAGATGTTGCTAAATTGAAAATGAAATTGGCAATTCATCATCATAATTCTACAAATAAACATCACCCCGAAGCTTGGCCGGGTGGCATTAAAGAAATGCCTGATGTATATTTGGCAGAATTTTGCTGTGATATTAAAGCAAGAAGTGAGGAATTTGGAACCGACTTACGAAATTGGATTGATGAAGTTGCAACCAAAAAATATTGCTTTACTAAAGAGGATGAAGTTTATAAAAAGGTAATGAAATTTGTTGATATGTTGTGTCCGCCGCCGTTTAAAGAAATTAAATAATTGACTTTTGTAATAAAGTGTGATATTTTCTTTATAATTATGACACCAAAATCAATAAACATAGCAGTGGCAGAACAAATTGAAAAATTCGGTTCTGATAAAGTAGTTAATACAGTTGTGGAGAAATTAGTTAATGCTGAAGTAATTAAACGAGCTGATGCTCTTGCTGCAGCCATTAAGTTATCGGAAGAAACTCTCCGTGAAGCTCGCAAGGCTTCTAAACCAGACCAAGTAGCTATAAACGCTGATGGTAGTAGAAATGAAACATTTTCTCCAAAAGCATTTGAAGCCAAGAAGAAATTGGATGAAAAACTAACCAAGATTGAAAACACAGTAGTAAATGCTACTGAAAAAGGTGAATGGGGTAAATTGTATGAATTGGTAAAGGGCGGCGCTCAGCCAACAGCAGAAACCAAACCTGATGACGCCTCAACAAATAATTAATAGAATTCAAAAAGAAGCAGACGCTCGATTGGGTGATACCATCGAGCGTTTGTTTTTAATTTTACGAAATCGCCATACACACCAATGCTGGCGGAAGGAATGTGATTGTGAATATTGTCGGTTTATCAATGGTAAATATGTTCATGAAAAACTTGTATTACATGCATTGAAAAGACGAATTAGAGAACTTGATGATTATTGGAATGCATCTGATTATGAATTACAGTTATTATGGCAATTACAAGCAGACCAATGGAAACAGAAAGCGAAAATTCGTTTATTGAAAAATCATAAAAAGGAATTACACGAAAATATTGTCTAATGGAAAAATATAATAAAATTTTTAAGAGAATGTTAAAATATCATTTTCATAGAGGATTGTGTTATCCATTGGATATAAACTGGTATGGAAATGATGGTCATTATTTAAAAATAATTTTTTACATAGAACTCTTGGACAATCTTAGGGAAGTGATTCTTAAGAACGCTTGACATTTATGCTTTCTCTGATAAACTATCTATATGAATTTGAATTGGCTTGTTCCAAATACTATTTACATAACTCTCCACGGTTCACAGGCTTATGGCTTGAATAATGAATTGTCCGATGTTGATGTAAAAGGTATTGTAATTCCGCCTAAAGAAATAGAAAATAATCTATTTCATCGCTTTGAGCAGGCAGAAAATGATAAATCTATTGAATCATTTTTGGAGCATTTGAAAAATCCAAAAAATCCAAAATTTGAGTCCACTCTTTACTCTTTGAAAAAGTTCATGATTTTGGCTGCTAATGTAAATCCCAATATTATTGAACTATTGTGGACCGACCCCAGTAACCATTTTGTTTTTAAATCACCAATGGATGAATTGATGGATAGTAGAGATTTATTCTTGTCATCCAAAGCTAAATTTACATTTTCGGGATATGCATATAGTCAATTAGCGAAAATTGAACGACACCGCAAATGGATTGTTCGTGGTGAATTGACAGAACCAAAAAGAAAAGATTTTGGTTTGCCCGAAGAACGCCCAAGACAAATGAGTGAAATCTTTGGTTTAATCAAATCCGAAGTTGAACGATGGAATCTATCACAGTTTCCATTAAGTGAAATGGAACGCGACGAATTAAAGTCAACCATTTGGGAATTAATTCTTAATGTTTCAGAAGTGGACGTTAATGAAGGTAATTGGCCTCAAATGTATGAGGCTGGTGTCATTGAACGTTTGTCCAAGGAATACAACTTGAAGGAAGAAGTAATTGATATTTTACAGAGAGAACGACTTTACAAAAAGGAAATAGAAGCCTACAATTCTTGGCTTAATTGGAGAAAGAATCGTAATCCAGCAAGACATGAACTTGAAGTTAAATCGGGTTACGATACCAAACATGCTTCACATCTTGTTAGGTTAATGCGAATGGGTTTGGAAATCTTGAATGACCGCAAGGTTATTGTCAAACGTCCTGACCGTGAGGAAATCTTAGCTATTAAAAATGGTTCATGGTCTTATGAACAGGTTATTGAATTTGCAAATTCCATGCAAGTAAAATTAGATGAAGCTTATAAAACTACAACTCTTCCAAAGACTGTGAATTATGAAAAGATTAATGAACTTTATCATAAATTGTATGAGGGGTATCATAATAAAAATTCAAATGTTATTTTTGTTCAACCTTCCTGTAATCCTGAACCTATCGGTGTAGGCAGGATATCAGATGGACAACCTCTTGAAAATAAATTTTACATGTGATTATGAAAATTACACCAAAACAAAGATTTACATTTCAAATAGCAGCTGAAAAAATTATTATAGATATAACTTCTAAGAACGAACCTTGGTCGTCAAGAGTTTTAGCCGATGAAATTGTTAATATGGTTTTGAATACTTTGGAAAGAAAAAGAAAATCACCAAAAGGTAAAGAACTAAAACCTTGGTTAGCTTTTGGGTTTAAGTCAAAGTAATTATTAAAGTATGGCAATTCCACTTAAAAAATTGATTGAAAATCCACACATATTGGATGAATTTTATGAAAAACATAGGGATTATTGTGCGTATTGCAAAGTTCCATTACAAGGTTTTATCACCGGTAGAAACAAATGCCCAAAGGGTGTTTGTTGTGATGATTGCTATTATGAAAAACTGGGAGAAGTTATAGAGCGCTACCCAATTTGTTCACCAAGAATTCGACGTGGATAAACTATGACAAATAAGCGACTTGTATTACAGTGGGAAAATTTATCCATCAAATTTAAATCTGATAATTCCATGCGACCTTTAAAGGATATGTTTCTTGTCTGCTTGGGAGAACGTGAATGTAATATTAATGACAGGGGAAAAAAGGAGAGACTTGTGATTTTTGATGAAGGCGGTGGATGTGATGAAGGTGCCCCTATATTTTTTTGTAAATCAGATAATAAAGATAATTGTTGGATATTTGCATGGAATAGTAAAGAAGAAATTTTTATAAAAAGTAATATAGGAAAGTTTATAAAAAATGAATGATAGATTAAAATTAAGTCATCATTATCCGGGTGCTTATCATTTACCGAATGATTTGTGGACACCGGAAGAAATTGAAGAAGCGGGGTTTATTTTTGTAGAATATCCAACATTTATTCATCAATTTGATGACCCCACCCATCCTATAATGAAATCGTATATTGATGGAACTGTTCCTAATGTATTACCAATGATTTGTAAAACAGCCAGATATTGTGGTGTAGGATACACAAAAACTTATGACCTTGATGCCGGCAGGTGGAGAGGTATTGAAAGTGTGTTTGATTATTTTAGTAAAAAAGATATTTTTAAACCTATGATTTTAAAATGGATGAAAGATCAGAAATATCATTACGTTCATAGAATATCATTGGAAGATTCTCCGTTTATTTGGAAAGGAACCTTTGGAAGTTCAGAAATGTATTACCACAGACATGCCGTACATGTTAGAGGAACTAAATTGCCTATAAATCACAATTATGAAAAATGTTAAATATGTTGATCCCAAAACAGTAAAACTTATTGATTTGGTGAGAGATAATAAGGTTGTAAGATTTGTTTATTTCAGGGATAATGAATTTTGGTATCAACACCAAGATGGATTTTTATTTCCAATTTCTCTTCAAGAAGCCACTACAGGTCGTGCTACATTCCTTGCCGAAGATAAAGCAATCTATTTTATGCGTTGGATGAAACGTTATATTGAAGTGTGTAAAACTGAGGATGTAAATAATACTACAAATTAAGTAGATATTATCCTTCTTTTGGTTTTTTAACAACCCAAGGTTTTATTATCTTGCTTAGAGGAACTGTTGGAACAGGTGCAATTGGTGTAGGGCCTTGGCTAAGTTTAGATACATTATATTCATATTTGTAAGCGTTAAAAATTCTGTATGTAAGACTTTCAGTATAACGCTGAAGTAATATAAGTTTTTCTTGAGCTGTAAACAGGTCGTCTCCTATTTTATGGGGGTCTGTGGATTTTAATCTCCTTCTTTTTAAATCTACATTATTAAATTCCAAGTAATCACCAAAAGTATAATCGTGTATGTTATCAGCGATATCTTTTACTGATTTAACAACTTTCATTTTATCTCTAAAATCATTATAATAGTATGATGGAAGAAATTTTCCTTGAGGACCACTAACATTACTAATTGTTTTTGATACTGATACGAATGGAATTCCTCTTAAATGTCTAAAATTTGAGTCAAGATACATTGCGTAATTTTCCTTATTGCCATCTACGAAAACAATAACTGAGGGGGTGGGTAAACTTTCCAACAAATCTACAATATGATTGACATCTAATGGAGTTCTGCCGCTTCTTGTCGTTTCTCCAACTTCATTTAATTTTTTTTTAAGTGTTGTTCGGTAAGACTTTCTTCTTCATCCGATACTTCACCTATTCTTGGAGCAGGTGCTGAAATTTCTTGTTGTGGAATTGCAGAAGCAATTTCGTCCAAGGATTGTATTTCAAAATATCTTTCCATTTTTCTACCCATATCTTCGTAAAGAGCATTTAATTGCTGAAGACCACCGTAACATTCTTTGGCTCGTTTTGAAAAATCTTTGGTAATCTTTTTTACTTCATTAAAATCTCTTTTGACAACTTCGGCTTGAAAATAATCACCAGATTCGGTCATAGCGTAAGATTCTGCCATTTGACCAATTTCAGAAAGATTTTTTGCCATTTCCATTAAAGCCGTTTCACATCGTAAAACTTTTCCATATTCGTTGAATTTGCTAACCTTCTCCATCAATTCTTTTTTTTGTTGTGGGGAAAGTTTTTTAACTTCATCACCAAATCTAGCACCACCATCTCTGGGAATATTGGATAAATTTTCAACAATTTTCTTTAGACTAAACTCTTGTACTTCTAAATTTTCTTTCATAAGATTTTCGGTTTCTTCTTCTTTCCCAAACATTTTATCTTGACAGTTTTGGCAAAGACCACTAATTCTAAATTCTTTTCTACTTTGTTCATCACGAAATTTATTCACATCTACAGGTTTATGACAGAAAGGACAAATTTTATCGATAATAGCTTTTTTTCTGTCAATGCCCGTTAATCTCTTGATATCAGTATCAAGTTGTGGATCTTTTTCAGCTGGGCTCCAATCGCCATTCATATGTCTTATAAATAGGGCCGGTTTTCCCATTTTTGCTTATAATTAGCAAAATATTCTTCAAGGTCTTTAAATTTTAGGAATGTTCGTTTTTCTTTTTTTGTTCTATCTTCAATAATAAAACCTGTGCCTTTTTTATGGCTTAATCTCATTTCTGGTCTTTTAAGAGCATAATAAAACATACCATCATTTTTAAAACCCATATCTTCAAGATACATAGCATCGGTTGCTTTCCAATTATCAACCGGAGTTAATCCTTTATCACGTTCGTCGCTAACAATATGTTTTAATAATTCTGTAAGTTTAATCATATTATAGGTCTAATTTTTTTAGAAATTCTACAAGAATAGCCGCGCCTTTAATATCATCTTTAAATAAAATAGATTTGGTAACGATGATATCTTCTTTTTCTTCTTCTTTTTCTTGTTGTTCAGGTTCAGCGGCTGGTGGAATTGGAGAACCCGGAGGAACTGCACCTTGAGGAAATGTTGGTGGTCCACCAAGACCGCCTGCGCTACCTAATCCAGCTTCAGTACCGCCAAGACCAGTAGCCATTTGTTTCTCTTGTTCTTTTTTCTTTTTTTCTTCGTCAGATATTGGTCTGTCATGTTTTTGAAAAGCTGTAAAAGAAAATTGACCACTATCTTTCATTTTCTTAATAACGGTAACATGACTGGTTCCAAATGGGTCTGTAGTTTTATACCATATTTCGGTTCTAGCAGTAGTGGTTGGTTTCTTTTCTTTGAAATTGTCCAATGCAGCTAATTCTCTTGGTGAAAAGGGTTGACCGATGTAAGGTTTTATATATGTTGCCCATTCTTCTTTTACATGAAATGTGGTTGATACTGGGTCAATTGAAGTAGATTCTTCACCTACTTCATCAAGATACATCGGTTCACGAATATCTTTAAGAATTGACAATACTGCTTTTTTGGTTTTTAATTCAGCTAAAGAATTAGCAAAATCATCAATATCAGAGTCACTCATTGAATTTGCTACTTTTCTAACATATGCACTTCCATAATCAGGGTCATGTTTTGCATGTCTTACTTTTTTAAAAAATTCTTGTTGGTTTAATGATTTGCTGGGCATACATAAATAAATATTACATAATTTTAGTTAAATATCAGTTTCTTTAAGGTAAGATATAGTTTCATTTCATAATAGAATTTTATTATTTAATAAAATTTTTTGTATTTTAGAAAATATAATACTATTTATATTACAGAAATGCAGTAATTTCTATTTGCTGCCACGTATTCAAAAACGTAAACTTCATTGGAGTTCAAATAACTTCAGAAAACAAAGAAAACAATTTTATGATTAATAGTGAACTATTGAAAGAAGCGATTGCTGATGCTAAGGCAGTAAGAGCCACTGCTCTCGCCAATGCTAAAGCCGCTCTTGAAGAAGCCTTCGCTCCCCGTTTTGAGGCAATGTTTGCCGACAAATTAAAAGAGGAATCCGAAGAAGAAGAAGACCAAGAAGAGGGACTACAGGAAGTAGAAGCTCCAAATCAGGTTCATGGAAGTGGTGGAGAAGCTAAGGGACCAGCAACCAAAGCCGTTTCTAAAGGTAATCCCAAAACACCAAAAGGTGGCGCCGGTGATGTGGATTTTAAAGCCGTTCAAGCTGGATTAGGCCCAACAGGCGTTCCTAAACTCGGTAAGAAAGTTAATGAAACTGCCGAAGAAGAAGAAGAGGAAGATGAAGGTAGGAAGAAAATGGATGAAACTGCCGAAGAGGAAGATGAAGGTAGAAGGGAAGAAGAGGGCGAGGAGGAAGATGAGGGTAGGGTTGAAGAAGCTGGTCTAACTTCGGAAGATTTAGATGAAATTATTGCAGAGTTGGAAAATGAAGTAGCAGAGGAAGAAGAAGGTAGAACGGAAGAAGAACCTGCTGCTCCAGAACTAACACCAGCACCAGAAGATAGTGGTGGAGTGTCATCGCCTGTTACTGGTGATGAAAGAGAACCCGTTACTGGTGACGAAGAACCTGCTGCCAATATTGAAGCAGAACCGGGTAGTGAAGTTGATATTAATCTTGAACCGGAACCAGAAGCTGAACCGGGAGCTGATACAGTCCCCCCAACAGCTATGGATGCTGGTGGAGCAAGTAGGCGACCAGTTAGAGAACCTGCTGAAGAACCGGTTGAAGAACCTGTTGGAGCTGCAGAAGATGAAGAAAATATCAATCTAGATGAATTACTCGCCGCTCTTAATGAAGAAGGCGAAGAAGAAGAGGAAGAAGAAGGGTATGAAGAAATGGATGAAGCCTTACAAAATCAAGGTCTTCCAACCAAAGAACTTGCTGGTCAGGACAAAACCGGTGGTGTAAAGGGTTATCCACCCGGTCCAGATGCTAGTAAGAGACAGCTACCGGGTAAAAATCATAATATTCAAGGTAAAGGCAACATTGGTAGTGGGTCTGAAACAGGTAAACCAATGGCAGAAGCATCTCAATACAGGGTTGCTTTGAAAGAAGCCTATAAAACCATTGAATTCCTCCGTGGACAAATTAATGAGGTCAATCTGTTGAATGCTAAACTACTTTACACGAACAAGTTGTTTAAAGAATTCGCAGGTGTTTTGGACGATTCATATCGTATGAAAATCGTTGAATCATTTGACCTAACAAAAAGTGTTCGTGAAGTCAAGCTGGCCTACGCCCTATTGGCGGAGTCCTTGAATTTCGGTACGCAAATGACAAAAACCCACTCTGTAAAATCGGTTGTAAAACCGGTTTCGCAAAAGGGACAAGTTAAGCAAATTACCGAAGGATTCGCATCAAAGCCGGTGTCATCAACAAAACCTTCCAAGTTAATTACTGAAGGTAATGAGATGGCTCTTAGATTCAAGAAGCTCGCTGGAATCAAAGATACACCGAAGACTACTACTCCTGAAAAGAAGTAATAATCTAGTGAGCAAAAAATAAAAATAGAGAAAAAACAATATATGGAAAATATTAAATCATTGTTAACAAACACTCTCAATCCTCAAGCTCGTTTGATGCAGGAAACCCGTGGTCTTGTGACCAAGTGGGATAAAACCGGTCTTCTTGATGGTATTAAGAGTGATATTGAGAAGTCCAATATGTCGGTCTTGCTCGAAAATCAGGCTAAACAACTGATTGAAGAAGCAACTGCTACTGGTACTTCCGCAAACTCTGAACAGTGGGCTGGCGTAGCTCTCCCGTTGGTCAGACGTGTATTTGCTGAATTTGCTGCGAAGGAATTCGTATCCGTTCAGCCTATGAACCTCCCATCTGGTCTTGTGTTCTACTTGGATTTCAAGTATGGCTCACCTCACGGTGGTAATCCTGCCGATACATCAGGTTCATATTATCAATCATTGTTCGGTGGTACTGGTGCTAAACTAGGTTCTACTGATACATTCGGCGGTGGTCTATACGGCGCAGGCCGATATGGTTACACCATTAATCAAAAAGCTGCAACTGCAGTAACATTTAGTGCAGCTACATCAACATTGGAAGATATTGACTGGTTGGCTAATTATTATACTCAATATGCCTCATCTGGTTCAGTACAAGGAATTTTGAATAGTATTTCAGCATCGTTTAATAACAATCAGCTTATTACTTTTAAAACTTCAAATTTTTATAGTACTACGACTAGTCAAGGTAATCCGTTTGACCCATTAGCTGTTCGTTCATTCATGCCATATAGCATTGTTACTGGATCTACAGCAGGGCTAACTGCTTCATTTCAATCAGGTAGTGCTGCCGGCTCCGGTCCTATGTATTTCCCACCATTTACAAAATTTGTAGTGGGTACTGGTATCGATGCTGGTGGTGCTCAGGTTGGTGAAATCCAGTTTGTCTTATCAGCTTCGGCTGGTGCTACTGGTTCCTTCACTGGTAATATTTATTACACAGTTCAACCAAGCCCACAAGACCGTGGTGACTTCGAAGATAATCCAAACAATGCTAATGCTACTGGTACTGATACGGGATTTGTTTATGGAACAGGTAAGTCAACTACTGATACTGGTCTTAACAAGGATATCGGTATTCCAGAAGTAAACTTGCAACTTAACTCCGAACCAATCGTAGCTAAGACACGTAAGTTGAAAGCTGTCTGGACTCCTGAACTTGCTCAAGACTTGAATGCTTATCATAGCATTGACGCAGAAGCAGAATTGACTGCTCTGTTGTCTGAATATGTTTCAATGGAAATTGACCTTGAAATTCTTGATATGTTGATTAACGCAGTATTACCTATCAATATTGAACGTTGGAGTGCAAGGCTTAATACGGAAATAGTTCCTACTGGAACTGGTACTTACCAATTCGTTCAAACAACAACGGCAGGTACTGGTGGTTACTACACCAAGGCAACATGGTACCAAACTCTTGGTAACAAGATTCAAAAGGTATCCAACAGGATTCACCAATTGACGCTTCGTGGTGGTGCTAACTTCATGGTTATCTCCCCAACAGTGGCAACTGTTCTTGAATCTATTCCGGGATTCGTAGTGAATACCGATGGCGACCAAGCAAAGTTTGCTATGGGCGTTTCAAGGGTTGGTTCATTTGCTTCAAGGTTCCAAGTTTACAAGAACCCATATATGACTGATAATATCATTCTAATGGGCTTCCGTGGTAATAACTTCTTGGAAACTGGTGCAGTATATGCTCCATACATTCCATTGGTTCAGACACCGTTAGTGTATGACCCTGTGAACTTCACGCCAAGACGTGGTGTAATGACCCGTTACGCGAAGAAGATTGTTCGTCCTGAATTCTATGGCAAGATTTACATTGCCGATTTGGACACGGTATAATCTTAACAGATAATCAATTAAACAAAAAAGGAGCCGTAGAAATACGGCTCTTTTCTTTTGCATTTATTTAATTTTATTTCATTCTTGTTTAGATTTTATTGTAGAATTTTGATATCTATGGAATATAAATCAAAAATTATGAAAATAGCGAATGTACATGGTGTAGAATGGAAAATGGACGATAATATTTATGAATGGCATAGACGGTATAAGTGTATTGAAGTGGGACCAGAATCTATCTGGAATTCAAACCCAGAAATAGTTTCTGAAATGACAGCTTTTAAATTATATTGTATAGAAAATTCTCCGAGTGTTTTTATTGATATTGGAACATATTGTGGAATAGTTTCTTCGGTATATTGTTCTTTAGTAAAAGACCATCGATGTTATTCAATAGAACCTATTCGTTCTCATTGTGAGAGATTACAAAATACTGCTAAATTAAATAATTGGAATTTAAGTACACATCCAATTGGGTTAAATAATTATGTTGGAAAATGTTATTATCACAATACTAATATGGCACGATTTACAAACGACCCAAACTTTAAAGTGTCTGATGCTGAGATTAATAGTAATCCTGAAAATGCTAAAATACATGAAGTTAATATTGATACCTTAGATAATTTTGTTAAATCAAATAATATAAAACCAAATTTAATAAAAATAGATGTAGAGGGATACGAAGTACCAATACTTGAAAAAGCTCAAGAAACATTATCAAACGATGCTGTAGATTTATTTATTGAAACACATAGAAATGAATGTATAGAACTTGGTTGGAATATAGAAAAATTATGTGATTATATACCTCAAAAGGATTATATTTTTTATACTACAGGTCTTTTGTATGACCAAAATTCTCTTCCAAGTTATATTTTTAGGCAAAGAATTTTTACTGATTTAAAAGATTATATACTTAATCATAAAAGTACTATGAGATTTGTGGCTATAAATAAAAAAAATTTAGGTTAAAATAAAGAAAGAAATTTGAAATAATATTTTATTTTTAGATATTTATAGTGCAATAAAGTTATATTTAACAGTTAAAATATTATGACAAATCTATCTATCCATTTATGTGATACTTCAGCATCTTTAGTTTTAACATCTGCTTCATTTGCAGATCAATCAATTAGTTCAAGCTATGCTATAAGCTCATCTTGGACGTTATTAACACAACAACAGATTTCATGTTCTTGGGCAAGTTCATCTATGTCATCATCTTGGGCACCACCAACCTCTGTTTTGAGATATACAACTACTGCGTCATTTGCAAGTGGACCATATATGTACAATATTTCGTTACCGTTTATTCCTTTTAGAACAGGAGTAGGAATCTTGTGTATTAATAATGATGGGACTAGTGGTTATCAATCAGGGTCATTGTTAGATATTAGCACTATTAATGGCGCAGCAACCGTGGGTGGTGCCAGTACTGGTCAAATCTTTTGGAATATTAATGAAAATATTGTTACTGTTAGGACTACTAATCGTACTGTTGGTTATGAAGCTAGTTGGGCACTTTGGAAAGCTACTACTTATGGTGATAATCCTATAGGTGGGTTATCATCATGGAATAATTTTGTAATTCAAGTGAATGCAGAATAATTTTAATATTTGAATACAAAGGAGCCGAATTTCTTCGGCTCTTTTCTTTTGCATTTATTCAATAAAAATTGAATATTTATATTAGAATATGAAGCAAAGTCAACTTAAACAACTTATTAAAGAGATTGTATATTGTATTTTTAAAGAACAGTTTGGTGAACCAACTCCACAAAAGTTAATACCTGATGATGAAGAAGAACTATGGAAAATAGTACAGAGTTTACCTATTGATTATTCAATTCAATTTTCAATTTTTCATCCAATATCAAAAGGGTTGTTGATTATACTTCATAGTAGTAAGGGAAATGTATTTGCAGCTACCAGTCTTGGTGGGTTAAAACATGCTGGTCCACCTGATGGAAAATGGCATGTACCGGGTGAGAAAATTTTAAGAATTTTAGTAAAGGATGTATATGATTATGGTGAAAATAATGATGTATATTATTCCATAGTTAAAACTACTCCAACTAACCTTTAAAATTTTTATATTTATATCAATATGACCGATTTTATTTTTAAGGAATCATATCATGATAATATGTCAGATGCTGAAAAAGAAGCATTGGCTCTCTCTTATTGGTCAATAGGACAGTCAGATGAAGATGGTGAAGATATTTCGTGGAAAAATTGGTGTTGGATTTATAAAAATGACATATTGCGCTACAAAAAAGGACAAACGCATGGTATCAACTTTGGTATTGATAGAGAAAATTATTTTAGAGGTTGGTATGATGCTAAAAAGAATACAATATCTGTGGTTTTTCCTGCACATGAACTTAGAAAATTTGGTAATAGAAGGCCATCAGAAGATGACATACCACAATTACTTTATCAAAAACTAATTAATACATTTGGCGCTGGGCGTCCAAAATTCATTGTATTTGAGAATGCTACACTGATAAAAAGAAGTGAATTAAAATTGCTTCTAAAAGAAATTGTTCAACAAATTCTTCTAAACGAAAGAGAAGAGAATGAATATTATTGGTTAGAACCAAATTTACAGTTTCAAAGAGTTCCGTGGGAAGGACATGCAAATTGGGCAAGAAATTATTTAGAGAATATGGGAAAAAAATTATCTTATGGTGATTATGATGATGTGGGTGTTTATAATAGAATGTATGAATTGGGATTTGTTAGAGTTGTCAAAGTTGGTTATTTTGATGGTGATATTCTGACATATAATTATAAAAAAGGATTTCCGCCTTCTCCACAAAAAATAAAAGCAATGAAGAATTTTGCAATAGAAAAGAATTGTGACACAATTAGAGATGATACGAGTGGAAGAATTGAAAATTTGTTACAGGAAGGAATATTTCTTAAAGAAACAATGACTTATAAAGAACTTTTAGCTTTAACAACTCCTGAAAGAAAAGAACGTGCAGCAAATGTAAGAGTTCGCTCTATTCCTGTTAGTATTGAAGAGGGATTAGAACAATGGAATTTCAGATATAAATCCAGTCCACAAACCACTGTAACTGATGAACCATTTGAAGGTCATATTACATTCTTAAAAGGTAGAGTAGAACGAAGTGATGATGCTATGAATTTAGAGTGTAAAGTTGATTGTAGTTGTCCTGATTTCATGTATAGATTTGCTTATAATGATACTCAAAAAGGTGCAAGTGATATTGGACCTGACAGTTTAAGCGGTTGTATTAATAGAAAACCAAAACCAGCTTATGATTATGGTGAAGGCTTATGTAAACACTTGGCAGCATTGCGTAGATATTTACAAACAAAAATATTAGCGACTAGAAGAAGTAATTTATTTGAAGCAATCGGTGATGTGGCAAAACAAGGACCATTTAATATAACCTATTATGATTAAACTTAAATCATTATTAACTGAATTTCAAGGTGAAAATTTAAAAGTGGGAGATTTTGTTCTTACAACTGGGAAGGGTCCATTAACAGGACCTAATTCTCCATTGGGGTTTGATAATCTTCCAGCAATAATTGTAGGTAAACGACAAAATAAGTATCTTATTATGTTTAGAGGGTCAATCAGTCCATTAGAAGCCACAGATGAACAAATAATAAAAGTATCAAAACCTCATAGATTTCCTCTATCACCTTGGGTCAAAAAGTATCTTGGAAAATAATATCTAATTTTAATGTATGATTAACGGATAATATATTTATAATATGAGCCAGATTTGTTATATATGGGGATTTACAGACGTTTTATGGAAAAACGCCAATTGGGAATGGTCAGAATGTTTGTTGGTAGCTGAAATTTTAGCTGGCAATCCACTGGGAGTAGATGCAGCTACATTGGTTCAGCCGTGGCTTGAAGAACCTTGGAGTCCGTATAGAGCTGGTGAAGACCAAGAAAAGCAAAATAAAAGAAGGCGGTTGATAAAACTTATTTGTAAAGTAAAAGGAGTTGAGTATAACGAAGAAAAAATGAAGAAAGATTTTAAGGTGACAGCTAATGATATTAAATTGGTTGTAAAAGCTGTTTCTGATATTGATATTAAATTAAAGGAATAAAAAATGTCATATAAATTATACACTGATAAAAATGAGAACTTTGAGTGTGAGATAGATGTTAAAAATGCCTCATTAAAAAATTCTATAACACGATTGATTGTGGAATCAACTACTGGACCAAACTTGATATTCAATGGTCAATTAAATGGTGATAAATGTATTATCCCTATTAAACGGTTAAAAGGAATATTAGATGAAAATACCCGTGGTAATATGCATCTTGAAGTGATTGTGGAAGATACTTATTTCAAGCCTTGGGAATCGGATTTTATAGTTGAAGAACACACATCTGTAAAAGTTAAGGTCAATGAACAAAAACAATCTTTTAAACCTCTTGTTAAACTTAAAACACATCCAATTTTAAATTATGTAAAGGGAACCCCATCTGATATTATCTCACCATCAAAAAGAAAAGGCATTAATGTTTTTATTCCAAAAAAAGAAATAGCAATAATTTGTGAACAGTTTGGTATAAAAAAGAGAAATTTCCAAAAAAAGCAAAAAGAATTTATTCAAATCTTAAAGGAATATTTCAAGGCTAATCCAGAATATAATTATCATGCTAGGGTGATTTTAAAGGGAATAGATAACTTCTTAAGATAATTATAGGTTATATATGCAATTTCCTAGTCGTGATTTTACCAATCAGTATATTTCTAAATCTTACCAAGATGTAGTCCAACGATATGCTGATACAGGTTCTACCACTTATTTTTTAGATGGTCTTGGATATGTTATTGCGGGGATTCCGACATCTTCAATTGGTAATATCATTGTTACTCAAGATCAAACTGCTTCTTATTCTTTCTTTGCAATAACAGCTTCATACGCTGCTACTTCCTCAGTGACATATGTTACTTCTTCAATAACTTCTTCAGTAACGTCAGCTATATCTGCATCATGGGCATCATCTTCGATTAGTGCGAGTTATTTTAGTGGTTCAATCGTATCAGCTTCTTTTATTAGTACTCCAAATATAGATTCAAGTAACAGTTATCTTTATAGCAGTGGTAAATTTGTAGCAACCATAGAGGGTTCTCATACCGCAGTTTATAGCTTAAATGGTATTAACTGGAACGTTGTTACAATGCCCGGTGATTTTGGTTGGGATGGTTTAATTTATGGAAATGGTAAATATGTAGCCGTTGCATATTATAATACCAATGGTAGTGCATCAGCTTATAGTTATGACGGTATTCATTGGTCATCATCTATCATGCCCGGTGGCTCTTCACTTTATTGGGCTAGTGTAGCTTATGGAAATGGTAAATATGTAGCTGTTGCAGATAATTTTGTTAATACTGCATCTTATAGTTCAGATGGAATAAATTGGTCAGCCTCTGTAATGCCTGATTCTCTTGAATGGTATTCTGTGTGTTATGGAAATGATAAATTTGTGGCAGTTACGTATGATGGGTCCAATACATCGAGTTATAGTTATGACGGAATTCATTGGACGGCTTCTGTAATGCCGGGAGTTCCACCCATTTATTGGACTAATGTATGTTATGGAAATGGAAAATTTGTAGTAGTTCCAAACACTTCTAATACAGGAGCTTATAGTTATGACGGAATTCATTGGACGGCTTCTGTAATGCCCGGAATATATTGTTGGAATAGTGTAATTTATGGGAATGGCAAATTTGTGACAGTTGAAGATAGTGGTGATATTGCAGCATATAGTTATGATGGAATTACTTGGTACTCTACTCCAATGCCTTTGTCTGGTTCTGGACTTTTCTGGATTGGTGTAGCTTATGGAAATGGAAAATTTGTAGCAATTGCAGATACACCAGATACAGCTTATAGTTATGATGGTGTCAATTGGACTGCCTCCGTGATGCCTGTTAATTTGTCTGGTTGGTTTAATGTAGTTTATGGAAATAATGATGGTAATAACAATAGTAACAATATTTCTATTGATTGGCAAAATCAAATATTATCAGATGGTCTTTGGAAGGGTACAATTTTCAATGCTATATCTTCCTCTTATGCAAATATTTCATCATTATCATTAGTTTCTGATGTAGCTTTGATAGCTGATACTGCTTCTTTTGCTGGTTTTACTACTGAACCTGTTATACATCTCTATGCATATCCACAGCCAATGTATTGTGTAGATATGAATGGAACTAGCAGTGGTTTCAAAATTTTTTCCGGTAGTGATTGTTCACCAATGATTCAAGCCGCTATTAATGACCCTATTAATTTTGCTAATATGGATTTGTTGAGTGGTAGTGTTCCAGTTGGGAGTAAATTAGTATTTGCTCCCGGTACATATAATTGTAATAGCCCCATTTCTTTCTCTGTTCCAAATATTACTTTGCCAAATAGCACTAGAGGACCGGGTTATCCTGTTAATTACGTCATTGAAGGTGCTGGAAAATTTAATACTCAAATAATTTATACAGGTACAAATGCAATTAGTTCTAGTAATCCTAATACTGCTTCTGCTTTTATCACTATTGGAACTACGGGTCAAAATGATAATGCGTGGGTAAATTTTAGTGCATATGATATCGGATTCTGGTGTTGGGAACAACAATGTGCAGTTGTTTATGCTATTGGTTTTAATCAATGTGAATTTAATAATTGTGCATTTGGTAATTCTTATTCTTTACAAAATGGTCGTGTAGCTGGTTCTTCTATACAATTGGGTGTACCTGCTAATATTCCACCTTCTTTAATTTGTTTGTGGGCGGATGCAGGTGGAGATAATGCACTTATTGTGGAAAATCATTGTATTTTTTCAGGAGGTGCAATAGGATTATATTTGAATTGTGACCATGCTAGAATTGTTAATAGTGATTTTGGTGGATTTGGACAGTATAATACTGGTAGTGGTGGTGATATAGTTGGAACTTCATATTCACCATCAAGCAGTGTATTCAGTTTGGGTTCAGCAATATTGGATGCAGTTCGTCAAGAAATAGTTATTGAGGGATGCCATATGGTTAGTTGCGCAGGAGGTATTTATGCAATTGCAAATCCTCAACGACCATATTATCAAGTTCCCTACCATCAATATTCATATAATTATAATGAATTTTGTAGTGGTTTTGATATTGGTATTCAAAATGATTGGTTCTTATCAAGTGTAAAAAAAGCTCAGTTTAATGCTGAGCAAAATATGTTTTATAATCAAAATTATGGTTCCATATCTTCGGGGTCTGGATATTGGACTGGTAGTAGTATTTTTCCGAGTTATCTTTCTTTACAATTTACTCAAGTAACCAATGCTGGAAATGGTCCTTCTGCATCTTTAAATCTTTGGGGTCTTACTAATATACAAAATGGTGTTATAATAGGTTCTTTGACTGGAACTTCAAGTTGGTCAAACAATTCAACTTCAAGTAGTTATGCTATAACTGCTTCTTGGGCACCAACACCAACAAATGTAACAAGTTGTAGTTATATATCTTCTTCAACTATAGATTCTGGTAATGGTTTACTTTGTTTAGCCACTAGTCAATCGATGTTTGTATCAGTTACAAATAGTACTTTTACATCTTCATATAGTTATGACGGTATAAATTGGACTGCTTCTATAATGCCCGCTCCGCTTATTTGGTCATATGCTGCATATGGAAACAAAAAATTTGTAGCTGTATCAAATAGCAGCTCTACATCTTCATATAGTTATGACGGTATAAATTGGACTGCTTCTGCTATGCCTGCTTCTCTTCAATGGGATGGAATTACTTATGGAAATGGAACATTCGTAGCAGTTGCGTATAATTCTAATGTAGGAGCTTATAGTTATGATGGAATTAACTGGATATCTTCTTCAATGCCTGCTACTCTTAATTGGCAGAGTGTGGCTTACGGAAATGGAGTATTTGTAACAGTCGCTGTAGGTTCTAATACGGGGTCTTATAGTTCTGATGGTATAAATTGGACTGCTTCTGCTATGCCTGCTTCTCTTAATTGGCAAAATATAACGTATGGAAATGGGAAATTTGTTATAGTTGCATACAATTCTATTTCAGGAGCTTACAGTTATGACGGTATCAATTGGACATCTTCTACAATGCCTCTTTCACGTCTCTGGGAAAGTGTTACTTATGGTAATGGAACTTATGTAGCTGTTGCAAGAAATTCTCTAACTGCCTCTTATAGTTCCGATGGTATTAATTGGACATCTTCCAGAATGCCTGCTTCACTGTTTTGGAGTAGTGTTACCTATGGAAATGGAAAATTTGTAGCTGTCACAATCAATACTGCAACCTCATCATATAGCTCAGATGGTATCAATTGGACATCTTCTAAATTGCCGGCTTCACTTCAATGGATAAATGTAACGAATGGATTTGGTAAAACTTTCTATGTTCCATCAATAGATTGGCAAAATAATATGTTAGCAGATGGAATTTGGACTGGTAATATCACCAATGCAAATCTAGCTACTTCATCAATTTCAAGTTTATTCGCTTCCCAATCTTTAAGTGCATCGTGGGCATCTTCATCTATTTCGTCAAGTTATGCAATAACTGCTTCTTGGGCTCCGATGCCCGATGTAAGTAATTCGTCATCTTGGGCTTCTTCTTCTATTAGTTCAAGTTATGCTATAACTGCTTCTTATGCTCCATTTACAGATAATCCAAAT